TTTACCACTAAAATCTGTATCAAATCTTGTTGAAGTGTAATATAAATTGGTAACACCTTCTGTTAAATCATCAGTATCTTTTAAAGCGAAATCTGTATCAAAATATGTAGAGAAATCTGATATTGCTAATTTAGTTGCAATACTATTTGTAATAGTTGTAGAGAAGTTAGCGTCATCTCCTAAAGCAGCTGCTAATTCATTAAGTGTATCTAAAGTAGCTGGTGCTGAATCAACTAAGTTTGCAATTTCTGTATCTACATAAGTTTGAGTTGCGTAACTGTTTGTAGTTAAATATGAGCTAACTCTAGCGTCAGTATAATAAAGATTAGTTGTGCCTTCAGTTAAATCATCTGTATCTTTAGTAGCTAACTGTGTATCGAATCTAGCATTTGTAAAGTATAAATTAGTTGTACCTTCACTAATATCATCTGTATCGAAAACAATATCAGCAGAACCATCAAAAGCTACACCATTAATATATCTTTCTGTTTCTAATTCAGCAGCTTTATATGCTATAAAACCTATGTCAGTAGCATCAATATTATTAGCTAATTCATTTACAGTTATTTCACTTAATGTAGATAAACCGCCTAAACCTAAATTTGTTCTAGCATCAGCAGCACTATCAGCTCCAGTACCACCATGTATAATTGGAACTACGTGTCTATTAGTTACTGTATCTTCAAATTCAACAAACGTAGTAGGATTACCGTCACCATCATAAGTAACTGATATTGGCTTCTTTTCTATTATTGTTGGCATATTATACTAACATCTCCTCAGCATCTAGGTTATATGAATTTCCACTACTATCAAGTAAAGAAACTTGTAAAGTAGAGCCATCAGACTTAGCAGAAGGAAAGAAACTTAAATCGTTTCCATCTGAATCTATAAAATCCCATACTTGTATTTCTCTTGCATAACTTCCATCATTAATAAAATAAGGTTCAGCTTCTATTTTGTCAGATGTACCTGTATATTGAACAAATGGTAAACCTTTCCAGCCTGGTCGCCAAGTGTCAGTATCAACAATACTTCCACCACCAGTTGCAGCAATAGTTAAAGTTTTATTAATAGCATCTGCTGTTAAAGTAATATTACTTCCAGCAATAAACTCTAAAGTATCTGAAGTACTATCAGAAACAATATCAGTTCCACCTACAGTTATTGTATTAAATGAATTAGGTAATGTTTGTGGATTAGACCAACTAATATTTCCATAACCGTCTGTTTTTAAAACTTGATTTGCTGTGCCTGTATTTCCATTAATTTTTAATTTAGCTGAAAGAATATCGACCATACCATCTGTTTGTATTTTGATAGCAGGAACACCATAAGCAGCTAAGTAAACAGGATGTTCTTGTGTTGTACCAAGAGTTAAAGATTGATTAGAAAGAACAGACATACCGTCCAAATACAAGAAAGCATTTGAACCAGTTACACCAGCAGATTCTATATGTACAGTAGCATTACCTACTTGTATTCCAGATACACCATCTTCAAAAGTCCAAGCATCAGAACCACTTGGGCTAGTTAATAATTGAACAGAAGTATTTTGATGTGTAGTTAAACTCATTATTCTAACGCCTCTACTCTATCTTTTAGTTCTTGTATAGCTTTCACTAATACAGGTATAAGCTCTTGTGGTCTTAATCCATAAGTTTCAAAGTTTTCTGGTATTTCTTCTATTAAATTACCTTCTTCATCAACTTCTTCACTTGGTGGTTCATAAGAACCTTGAACATACATTGCATAATTTTGTGTTGCACCTTTAGCGTCTATAAGTTTTTGCTTTACATCTTGTGCAGAAAAACCTAAATGTGTTCTTACACCGCCATCTGCCCATTTAAACTCTATTGGTGTAAGTGTATCTATAAAATCTAATCCTAAAGTTGCTGGTACTACATCTGTTTTTTGAGTTATGTCAGAAGTGTTAATAGTGCCATCTACTGCCCAAACATCTGTCCATCTAGAACCAGAAGAACCTAAACCGAAACTGTTATCTACATTGGGTCTAAAGTTAGTTCTTATATAGCTTGTGGTAGTAGAGCCTAATTGTAAACCAGAAGTAGGTCCATTTGGTCTTAAATAAAATGTTGTTTGACCCATATCTATGTACTGAGAAGTACCGTGATTTATTCTGTCTCCAGTTTCTAAATTGCCAGTAGCTCTTACTGTTGCACCTTGAACTGTTAAAGCTGAAGTAATATTTGCAGATGTATTAATAAATACTGAAGCCAAAGAAGTTGTATTTATTACACCAGCAGCTAAAGTTCCAGTAGTAATTTTACTTGCGTCTAAGTTTCCTATTTTTGCATTAGTTACAGAACCATCTGCTAATTTTGATTCAATAATTGCACCTGTTGCAATTTTATTTGAATTAATAGCGTTATCTATAATTTTTTGAGTTGTGATAGCATTGTTAGCTATCTTTGCTTCCACTACTGCGTTACTAGCTATCTTGGCAGCTTCTACTGCGTTACTAGCTATCTTTGCTGCGTCTATTGCACTATTTTGAATTTTAGAATTACTAACAGCACTATTAGCTATCATACTTTCGACAATACTTATTGAACCAGCACTTAATTTATTAAAATCTAAAGAACCAACAGATATTCTATCTGCACTTAATGTTCCACCAGTTATATTATCTGCTGATAAATTAGAAACAGTAATAACGCTTGCATCTATTGTTCCAGCAGTTATTTTATCTGCTGATAAAGAAGTTATCTTTGCATTTGTTACTTGTGCATCACCAATCTTCGCAGTTGTTATTTGAGCTTCACCGATATGAGCAGTAGCAATAGCAGCAGTAGCTATATGTTGTGAATCTATTAATGTAGCACTAGCACTTTGTTCTGTACTAGGAACACTTTCGTTACCGCTTCTATCTACCGCAGTAAATCTAAAATAACTTACATCAGTTGAATCTAAAGATATAACACCTTGAATAGGTATTTCAGAAAATATGTTTGCATAAGTAACAGGTATTTCTCCTAACTTACTATCACTATTAACAGTAAATCCAGAAGTAGTTGAACCATAAACATTTAATCGTTCTATATCTCTTTCTAATGTGTAATCGTTTAATTCACCTTGTTTTCCTAAACTATGTGTAATTAAAACTCTTAATGCCGAAGTAGCAATAGTATCTGCTTGTTTAGGTTGAGATGGAGCAGTTGTATCTGGTGGAATAGCTACAGTTATATTTGTACTATAAGTACTTTCATAACCTTTTGTATCTACCGCAGCTACACCGATATGATATGAAGTTCCTGTGATTAATCCATATATTGTTACATCTGTATCATTCCATTCAGTAGCAACATATTGATAACCAGTAGAGCTTGTTGGCTTATATCTAATTCTATATTGGTAACCATCTGTCATAACAGTACCATCTGTATTATTTGGTTCGTCCCAAGTTACAGCAATAGCACCTTCTGTAATACCTTCATTATTTAGATATGTAGATACAGTTCCAGCTACGCTTCCTGGTGTATCTGGTACTGAACCTAAATCTGCATATTTATCTTGAATTAATCTTCCAGAATATTTTAAATCATCAATTAAACTTCTTGGACTTTCTCCAACTTCAATAGTTGCTTCGCCAGTATCGTATTCAACATATCCACTTAAATCTGTATAATTTCCATCTTTATCTCTGTGATAAACACCAGCACCAGCAGAGATTGGAAATGTAATTCCGAGCACACGAATTGAAACAGGATGGATGGTTTGTCCACGATATTCAACTTCATTTGTTTCATCAACAAAATCAATATCAGGGTCATAAACATAAACATAATCTCCAGTATTGTATTCCCCATTAATATCATATATTTCTGTAACTAATCTAATAGTTTGCTTTGTTCTGTTAAATTCATCTAATGTGGCTGTAGCTCTAACATCTTTTTGATTGTATGGAATATTTGTTTCAGATACTAAAGCAGTTCTTTTTAACTCATTACCAAATAAATCTTTATATGGTATAGATGATTGTGTAGCTAAACCTTCTGTTACACTAATTCCAGCATCTTCTCCTAATAATCTAACTTCTGAAACATAATCTTCCGCATTAAATTCAGATTTTAATTGTGATATTTGAACACCAGTTATATTTGGGTCATCACCGCCTTGATTTCTAACAATTACTGTAGTTGGTGTTGTAGTAAATAAATCAGAAGCACCACCAACATCAATTTCACCATTTGGTTTTATTTTATATTCAGCATCAGTAACAACACATATTTGTTCTAATGCTGTTTTTGCATTTGTATAAATAAATCTACCAGTAAAGTTAGTTCCTGTTTCCGTAACTGTTCCTTTAATTAAACCACCAGTATTACCAGCATCATCTCTTAAAATACCATAAGGAACTGTATTACTATCTAAAGCAGTAGCTAGAGAAACATTATTAAAAGACCTTGGTGGTGTATTTATCATACGACCACGATTATCTTTATCTCCTAACCATGTACCTAAACCTTTTCCAACTAATGTCATAGTGCTTCCATCAGTTTCTTTTCTTAAAATAACACCTGTGTATCTAGCACTTTCTAAAATAGTATTATCATCAAATTGGTCTGGAGATAAAGGCTGTGGTGTAACAATGATATGTGACCAACCAGCTAACTTATTCAATACAGAAGTAGGCGTAGTAGTTACATTTAATCTTAGGTCAAAACGACCATCTCCCATTAATTTTTCTGTTACGCTCATGGCTTAACTGGTTTAACTATCTCGTATACACTATCTAAATATTGGCTATATACATTTGCAGCAGTATCAAAAGAATTTGCACTACTACCGTCTAAAACATAACCAACCATAATTCTAAATTTATCAGATGAAGTTCTAGTCATACCACCATTAGTTTCATCAAAAGTAACTGTATTTGCAGAACCTAATAAATATCTAGTTGTACTTACATCTGATTCTATATATTTTTCATCTACTTCTGCTGTACCAGCTTCTGGTGTAGTTAAACTTATTTTCATATTTGCAGAAGTCCATTGTGTTAATAATATTGTTGCGTGATGTGCACCTCTACGAAGTGAGAAATCAGCAGTTAATACTCCACTACCATTTGCGTTGTAATGACTTGTTAATCTAACAACTACTTGTTCTGGAGAATTTCTTAATACTGATAATGTTTTCCAACTTCTAAATTCAGCTAAGGAAGAACCACTTTCTATTTTATATTCTTTAGAAGTACTAAAAGCAGAACCATCATAAATGCTTGTAGTAAATCTGCTTTCACTAGCTCCTTCTCCGAAATCAAGTTTAATTATTCCATTAGTGATATAACTATTTGTGATTGGTGATTGAACAAATAAAGAAGTTCTCACTTTATTACCAATAACAACCTTCGCACTTCCTTTATAAAAATCTCCTTGGTCTGCTGACCAAAATGCAGAACCAGTTTTTAAATTAGAACCATATCGAATATATTGTGTTCCTACATCTGTAGTTCTAGTTACTGTACTAAAAGATTGTTCAGCATCATAATTATAATGTCCAACAGGTAAACCATGCCATTGTCCATTACTTGTAGAACTTATACCAAAGTTATTATCCAATATTGCACCAGAAAACCTTGATTCGAATTTAACATTATTTGCATCACCTAATTGATTTACAGTAACACGATAACCAAATCCACCAAAACTAATTTTTTGCATAGAAATACTTGCACTAATTATTTGACAATATCCGTTTAATGTATCATCTCCAGTATAAGAAAAAGGAACTGTTTCTCCCATAGAAGCTAAACCAGTTAATTCATCTCTAAGATATTTCATATCTGCTATATCAGAATTATTTAATCTACCTGAGAAAGATAAGAAACCACTTTCATCAATAGATAATGTAGCAGGTGATGTTATTGTTAATCTTCCTATTGTTAAACTCATCTACTTAACAATCCTCCTCTACCTTCTTCTTCTAGCTTAACTAATTCACGTCTAATATTTTCTGCAATATTTCTAGCAACTATTGTATCAGTTGGGAAACCAGTTACATTAACAGTTACATTAGCACCGCCTAAGCTCATACCTGAGTTTTCAATAGGTGTAATTTTTGTACCACTACCAGTTGATTGTATTAATTCCATACCACGTTCGCCAACTACGCCCATACCGCCTGTTGGTAAGAAACCACCTTTTTTATATCCTAAGATTTGTCCTGGCTTAATTAAGTTTGGATTACCACCAATAATGTTTTTATTCTTTTCATATAAATCTTGCCAACTAATTCCTAAAGCATTAGCAATACTGCCTAGTGTATCTCCAGCTTTAACAGTATATGAACTACCAGTCATAGCTCCTGTAGAACTTAAAGAATTTAAAGTTGTATATTTTGATATCAAACCATCTACCTGAGAAGTAGCTATACCAGCAGAAGTAGCTATTGAAGTAAAGAAAGCAACTTGTTGTGCTGTTAAATTAGGAAGACTTTGAGATATTGTCATTAATTCAGCTTCTGCACTGGCTAATCGTAATGTAGCTTGTGCTTGGTTATCTCTAGCTTCAGCTATTTCATTTGGTAAATCTTTTTCTCTTTGCTGTAAATCAGTTAATTGTTGTTCAGCGTCTAATAATTCTCTAGTAGGAGCATCAGCTTCTTTAACTGCTTGTGCTAATTCTTCTTCGGCAACAGCTAATTCTAAAGTAGCATCTTGACCTTCTTCAACCGCTTTAGCTAAGAAATCTCTTTTCCTAGTTAAATCTCTAATTCTTAATTGTTCAGAAGCAGTTCTTTGTGCATCTCTTTCTCTTAACTCATCAACTCGTTTTTGAGCATCTGCTAAATTGTTAGTAATGTTAGCTTGTTCATCTAATAATCTATTTAAGTTAGCAGTAGATGAAACTAATCCTCTATTGGCAGATAGTTTAGATAATCTAGCTGATATAAAATCAACAACATCTGCAAAACCTTGCATTTGTTCATCAAATTCAGAAACAAAATCTCCAGCTAAATTCTTAGTAATTTTGTCTATTTCACTTTTAACATCAGAATTGACAAACACTCTATCGTAGAATGTCATCAAATCATCTTTAGTCATGTTTATGTTTTTGTCGTTTAATAATTGTTTAGCAAAATTCAATGGTATATTTTCAGCAGTAAAGAATTGTGCGTCAGTACCAAATGGACTTAATATATTTTTTTGCATACCAGAGTTGAATGCAGCACCTATCTGACCACCAGCTTCTTCAAATTCTTTTTCTATTTCAGAAAATACAGGAGGTAATGCAGTACCAAATGTTTCTAAGAAAAACTTAGGATTATTTTCAGCAATAAGCATTTCAATAAATCTACCCAAACCATCAGGGTCAGCTAATATTTCTTCAATTAGTTTTGTTGTTCCAGTTCCTTCTTTTCTAAATACCTCAACTAATCCTGCTAAACCAGCTTCAGCTAATCCTGTTAATGCTTGTTCGAAATCAGTTTGTCTTTGTAACTTAACAACTATTTGTGCAATAAACTCATCTATACTGGTATCAATATCTTCTGGTATATCTGAGAAAGCATTGAACCCATCACGTAATCCGTCTTTTATACTTGTATTGAAATAATCTAATGCGTTTTTAATAGCACCAGTTCCTTCTTCAATACCTTCCCCTGTTTTCTTACCTACATCGATTCCTAATTGCCGTAATGCTTCTACTTCAGCTTCTAATAAAGGTTCGTTTTCTTCTATTGTAGATATAATACCTAATAGAACACGAGCCGTGTCTACTTTAGCTCTATTACCAGCATCTCTCATAGCAGCAGTTCCGCCTAATCTATTTAGTGCATCATTAAAATCATCTATATTACTAACGCCATTTAACAAGCCGACTTTACTTTCATCTATTTCTTTTAGTAAGTCTGCTATTTGTGTTTTAATTTTAAAAGCATCACCAGAATTTGCACCATTTTTAATAGCTTCAAATAAAGTATTAATATCAATACCTGCATCATTTAATAGTTTAAGTTTCTCTCTAGGATTATCTCCTAACATTTGTTCTAATAAATTAAGTTTTTGTTCTGGAGTTAATTCAGACATATTAGCTCTAAGTTCTGCAACTGCATCTATAAAGTTAGCGGTTTCTATTTGTCCTTCTATTATCTTCGCAACAATTAATCCGATTACACCTAAAGCAACTGAGAAAGAAGCAGCTAAAGTTTTTACACTTGCTGATAAACCAAGTACAGATACAGAAGTTGCTTGTAATGTTGTTTTTAAAACAGCAAAAGCAGCTTTATAAGACAATACACCTATAACACCTGAAACTAATAATAAACCTAAATTTTTAACTAAAAATATTGTCATTTTAATGGCAATACTTCCTTGATTATAAGCATTCGTCAAACCTGCTACTGCTTGTGCTACTGATTTAACTGCTGGTAAAAATGCTTCACCTAAGCTAATTTTTAAATCGTTAATAGCGTTATCCATCAAAATTAATTGTGAAGTTGTTGTTTCTACTCTTTTTTGAAACTCTACTTCTAAAGCATTAGCAGCGTCTTCAACACCTTCTTGGGCTCTTGCTAAATCGAGAGCTTTAAAAAATTCTGGTGCTGCTTGTGATGACCTTAAAAGAACATCTCTAACACGAACTGCATTTAAACCAAGTTTTTCCATAATAGCAAATACATCTTCGCCATCTTCTTTCATTTGGTTTAATCCATTTAAGAAAGCAGCTACAGCTAAAGCAGCGTCTTCTTCAAAAGCCTTTCTAAATTCATCTGCTGACATTCCAGAAACTCTAGCTAATGTATTTAATTGTTCACCACCAGTTCTAGTCGCTTGTTGAACTGCTACTAAGAAACGACTTAATGCAGTACCACCAAGTTCAGCTCTAACACCAACTTGTGAAATAGCAGCAGACATAGCAAAAATATCAGGAACAGACATACCTACTACACGACCAGTACCTACTATTCTTAATGCTAGGTTTGTCATCATATCTTCAGTTGTAGCAAAGTTGTTACCTAGTTCAACGATAACACCACCTAGCATTTTGAATTGGCTTTCAGGTAGTTGTGCGATTGAGGCTAATCTGGCTAAAGCAAAAGCAGCACCTTCAGATGACATAGTTGTAGTTGCAGCCAATTTAGCTACTGTTTCTGTGAAATCAATTAATCCAGATTTACTGATACCTAACTGACCAGCAACTTCACCTATTCTGTTTATCTCCTCTACTGCTATTGGTAATTCTTTTGATAAATCTCTAATTTGTTCTGCTAATAATTTAAACTCACCTTCAGTAGCTTCTACAGTTTTTCTAACGCCTGTAAAGCTATCTTCAAAAGCTCTAGCTGAAGTAACAACATCTGCAAAGTTTCTTGATATTGCTCTTACACCTAAACCAGCTATGAATGCAGCAGAAAATTGTCCACCTAATGTACGAGCAAACTGCACCACCATTGGTGCTTGTCCACGCATACCTGTTCTAAACTGTGTACCGAAACCAGCAAAACTTGGAAATATTTGTAATAGACCTGTTAAGCCAGACTTACCTATGTTTTCTGCCATAACCTAATTACACAGGATAAATAAATAAAATCAAGATAAGGATTGTTCTAAAATATACTTTCCTAATGGTGGATAAACACAGTTTCTTAATATCTGTCTTTTATCTTTTAATTTAGTATTAGCAATATAAATCTTATGATAGTTTTCTAAATCCGATATTTTATTAGACCATCTAATTTTAACTTCAGGAAAATCTTGTGGTTGTAATTCAAAGTTTGACCAAAATAAATGTCTTGATAATTTAGTAGCTTCTATTAGTGGTTGATAATAAGGAACAACATTTTCTACTAACCATTTTCCTTTGAAGTGATGTTTAAGAAATATTATTTCTTGATATAAAGTCATATCAGGATATACAGGTTCAGCACCTTTTTTCAATCCAACCATTTGTCTAATTTTACTATGAGTAGGGCACGGTGGGCTTGACCATATAAAATCGTATTCTTCAAAATGTTTTAATAAATAATCATGTGCATCTGCAACTATAACTCTATCTTGTGGATAAAAACTTTTATATACTTTGGCTATATCTTCTTTATATTCTATAGCAGTAATATCGTGTTCATTTGACCATAATTTTCTATTACCACCAATTCCAGAATATAAATTTAATATTTTCATACTTTGTATAAAGTATATTTTAAAGTCAATTCTGATAGACCTTTAATATCTTCTAATGTATGTAAATACCACCATCTATCAACTTTTACTATTTCACAATTTGGTTTATCTGAATGATTAATAAAACCACCTAAAGGTGTTCTAACAATTTCTCCTGTTTCTAAATCTACAATATGTGATAAACCTAAATTTTCTCCTTTAGATATATCAGATAAAGTAAATAAACCTAGTCCTTCTATCTTGCTAGGCATAATAGTTAAGTTATCAGGTAGTGGTCTATATTTTGTCATTTTTAATTAACCACCATCCTAACCAATTAATTACTAGGAAAGACAAAATCACTATTAGTTCAGCCATATTGTTCCTCCTTCCATAATTTATGCCACTTAGTTTCATTCTCCCAACAGTTTTGGCTTGACGACCAATCTCTCCATTGAGTTTTTCCATATACTTCCTCTGCTAATATAGAACTTGCTTTGATATTCCAATAAGCAGTTTTCTGTGCCTGAGCCATTTTAAAACCTACATTTGTTTTTGATACTTCTTGTTTTGTATAAGGTCTACCTCGATACATTACCACCCAAGTATTCCAGTAAGGTACATATCCCATTTCAGATAACCAATTCCATGTCCACGGCACAAATTGCATGACCCCTGTGTCATTGTTTCCTTCAGCCGTTCTTACTGCTTTATGATTTCCTCTACTTTCACACCAGCCAATACGAATAGCAGTACTAATATTTTCTTCTTCAAAAAACTCATAATATAGTTCAGCGTGTTGTTGCATAACTTCTGGGACAGTATCATTACACTGCATATACATATCAATAATATGACTTTCATCCATTGAAGGAGAAAACGTAGCTAAAAATATAATACAACTTGCTATCATACATTGTATTTTACATACGATAGTCGTCTAATGGTATCGCTTTTTCAGATTTTCTTGGTTTTAATCCAAGGCTTTGTCTTAACTTATCTTTAGCCCATTGATTTGGAGTTTTCGCTGCAGCTTGTTTTTCTTCATTTTCGCTCTCAGATTTTTGATGAAGAACACGAAAGAAAACACTTTCAGGTGGTAAAGCAAATAAAAGCCTACGAAATTTAGTCCATGGAAGTTTTAACGGACTATCAATGTTGTAAAAATTTAAAAAATCAGATTCGATATAAGCCCAAAATAGTAGAACATCATTGAAAGTCCACGCTATTTTGGGTTATCACCTGATTCCTTATCTGCAATAACTTTTTCTAATGTTTCGTCTAAATCCATTTCAGGTGCAATACCATATTGTTGTAACAACCATGTAGCTAAATCATTTATTTGCTCCCAAGTTGCTCCAGATTCAACAATACCTTTTAAGTTTTGTTCACCTATTAATACTTCTAACCATTGAGGGATTTGGTTAGGCTCAATCATTGTATCTTCTGCAAAAAATTCCATCTGCTTTAATACAGCTTTTGCAGATATTTGAGCTGGTAATGAATACGAAATACCTTTGATAACAAAGACAATATCAGGTAAATCTAGTTCCTCTACTGCCTCATCAAAGTCTTTAAATTTAATTGGTTTGTCTGACATAACCTCCACTTACTCCTGTTCTGTTCAGTTACTATTTAGTCTAAGCTGTTTCGTCTACAATCTTGAATATGTTTGTACCGTTTGCACTATCACTAGCTGGTACTAATAATCTAAATTGAGCTGCTACAAGTGTTTTACTAGGTGCTTTTTGGTGTGCCATTTGGATTGCTCCAACTGATACTGCCCTTGGTATTTGAACTTCTCTAACATAATCGTCAGAAGCTCCACCACCGCCACCTGGTGCTTGTACCCTTAGCATGATAGACCACTCTGTGAAACCCGCAGTTGTTGGAGGAACAAAAGTCTTTAGATTGTTTACCGCATCTTCTGTTATTGTTCCGCCAGACATTGCATATTTGAGATTCTCCAATGTGGCTTGTGCTAATTCACCGCTTAGATTAATGGTTTGAGCTGTTTTATATATGTCGATTGGGTCGATTTCCTCTGCAACCATAATATCTTCGAATGTTCGGTCAATCTCAAATGTCCAACCGTCTTCTGAATATCCCACGTGTGCCCAGTCAGATGCTGGAGTTGTGGATGGGTCTGAAGGGAAAGCAGTTCCTACAGCAGCGACATATAAATCGCCTGTACCAATCAAAACATCATCAACGCTTTGTGCCATTGTCTAGCTCCTTCTTTCTACCTTGCCTTATTCTTCTTCGTCAGAAAAATAATCTTCTACTTCAATTAGGGGTTTACCGTCACATATTACAAGTAAATCAACCCCGTTACTTTTTTTATTTTGAATAAGTTGCCAATCTTTCTCAGAAAGTTCAGCACTATCCCCTTTTTTTAATAGTGAACCGTCAGGTAAAATAACCTGGTCTATGTTCACTTCTGGGTTTATTTCTACTTGTAATTTAACTGTCATTTAAACTCCTATAGGTCATTGTAGCATCAAAATTATAACGTGCTAGTCCGATGCCTTCTTCATCTACTCGTCTTACATTACTTGTTACTGTAAATCCGTATATAACACCAGTTGCTCCACCATCAGAAGTATAAGAACCAGTTTTTTGTGCAAATGCTTCTTGCATAACTGTATTAGCAACACTAAAAGCTGTTCCATAATCAGGTTTGTTTTTTGTATTATCTCCACCCCAATTACCTGCATACGCATCAAATTGAAAATCTGCTCTACCAATTAATGCTTCAGAATCATCTACAGCACCACCTAATAAAGTTACGACAAGAAATGGTAATGTTGGTTCAATAGGTAAATTAGTAGCAACTCTTGTACCAATTAAATCTGTTATTGAAGTTTTAGATAATGCCCATGTTCTTACTAAGATTTCTGAATCTGGTAATGAAGTAACCATTAGATAACACCTTTTTTACTTTTCTGTATTAAACTAGCTAAACCTTTTCTGATATAACCAGATGCTCTTTGTCCATTAATAATTCCATATTTCCAATTAACTGGATTTCCAACAGGTTTTTTTATTTCTGTAAATAAACCACGTAATCCAGTTCCATATTCTACGAAAGCCCAATAAGGAGCTAAATCAGCTCTTTTGTTTTTAGGATTAGAAGCACCAATAGAAATACCAGCAACATACTTAGGTTTAATTCTTTGACCTTGGTCGTAAATAGTTCCTACATCTTGTTGTGGGTCTAAAGGTAAAATAGAATCTCTTAATTTACCAGTATCAACAGGTACAAATCTTCTAACTTCTCTAGCTAATGTATTACTTAGTTTTCTTAGAAATGCCTGATATTGAAGTGTATTTTCGAGAGCTGTTAATAAAGTCGGTTCGTCTATTTCAACACTAAATCCACCATCAAATCTATAAGTTTTCATAATGTTGTTGCCCTTTGCATTTCTACTCTTTTGTGATGATTAGAACCGTCAAAATCTCTTATTAAACGAACTGAATCAACTTCATAATATTTACCATCATAAATAATTCTATCAAATTCATCTACATCAACACTTGGGTCTACGACAGCTAAATATCTTTCTAAATTTAAGTTTCTTGTTTTATCTTCATCATCACGAACTTCACGAATATAAGTTTTAACACTAGATTCAGTTGTAGACCAAGTAGCAGTTGAATTACCTCTATCATCAACGCTAGCACCAGAAGATTTTTGTATGTCAATAGTTTGTTTTAAAACAGCTTTAATTGCTCTATCCATTGCCATATATTACCTCTGTCCTGGGTCGTATAATTCTCCTCGCCTTCCTTCACCTTCAGGATGGTCGTGCATTTCTATTTCAAAATTAGGTTGAACTAAATTAGAGTTTTCTTTATAAGAATAAGCATCTCTTTGGTCTTTATCTATAGAAGCAGCAAAAGGTTTTGAAGGACTAATTCTCATAGCCATAGTTCTTAATGTATTTGCCATATTAAGATAGTTTTCAAATCTTTGTCTTTTAGCGATTGACATACCTTCTAATGTTGTAGATACATCTCTTGCGAATTTACCTGCGATTGTTTCACAACATTGTGAAGCAGAATAATAAAGATTAGGTTGTTGAGAAGTTACGAAATCTATTTCTTCGTCTGATAATAATTGGTCGTTTGTATCTGTATCGCCTATAAGAAGTCTGACTTTATCTCTGTCAGTCGATACGTCTGAATTATATGTCCAAGTCATCTTCGCCTACTTTTGGCTCAGATTCTTCAACCCATGCTTCGTTTACATCAGGAGTAGATGGGTCGTCTGACTTGAATGTGCCATCAGAGTTTTTAGCTCTTTTCTTTTTAGCCTTTGGCTGAGGCTTTGGTTGTTCTACTACTGCTTCTTCAATTTCTTCTACCATAATTTCTCCTGCTGAGATTAATGCTGGTAGATTTACAAAAGATTCAACGATATCAGCAGGAAGTTCATCGCCATAGTCGAAAAGTTTTCCTTCCATTTTGATTAACTTACCTGCTGTGTATCGTACTGTCATGTTAGCCTTAACTTACACATCCATTAAAGAAGATACCTAAATCAGAGCTTACTAGCTTGGAATCAAAAGCCATTTGACCTTCAATTCTATCTGATTCGGTTGCTTCCATTCGGAATCTTTTTATTCTAACACCTGCACCACCTGCACCTGAGAAACCAGTCCAAGCAAAGTGATATCCAGCAGACGGTTGATTTAGTCCAGGATTTGGATTTGAATACAATAAAAGTGCATTCTTTCCAAAGACGAAACTAAAGGCATCAGTGCCTTGTTCTTCGCCTGTATTCTGTATGGACATTGCAACCACAACTTTGTCCACGCCGAACAATGAAGCCAAAAGGTCTGTTGAAACAATACCTCTTTGGGTGTACTTGATTCTATCAAGAATGTCAGCATGGTTACGCAAGGAGTTAAGAACTTCAGCACCAATTACTAAAACGTTAGGCATATAACCTGTTTCCTTAGCCATAGCAATGCTTTGGTCTTGGATGTTTTGAATTGGAGTTGAGCCTGACGCATCCCATTGTTTAAATTGTCCACTTGTTGGTGTTCCTGAAACGCCAGTTAAATCTGTGTCCCAAATACCAGTAGTGAAATATGTGCTTGTCCAAATCTTTTCTCTTTTAAGGAGTAATTGATTTGTTACGAACATAGTTGCGTCTTTGTCCATGTTAATTGGACTATCGGCGTTAGCTTTAGTTTGGTCATCCACATCTTTATGAACGGCATATACATCTGCATAATATGTAGGTGTATTGTCGATTGTGAAACCAACTCCTTTAGATTCCGTTCCTGGAGCTCTTAAATCAGCTTCAGTACGAAACCAGTCGCCTTTGTTGTACTTAAAGTATCTATCGGATTGTTTTTGAACAGGAATTATCGGGAACACTGTACCTGCAATATACTTTTCAGCTTTTTGCATATAAGCGATAGAAATGTTTGTAAGTGGCTTATTAACGTGAACGTCAGAAGCTACTGGATTAGCCATATCTATGCACCCCTTCCATAATTACCTAATAGGATAGTAGCAAGTTCCCCTGCTGCTGCCCCTTCTAATACAAGTCCTGCCGAATACTTTGTTGTATCTGTGCCAGCTGCAAAAACAGCAGCTTGACCGTCAGCAGAAGCGTGAACTAAATCACCAGCAGCGAGAGTTTCGTCTGCTTCAACTTTTGTGACGCCAGATATCATAACTGTTGCAGATTGACCTGCTTCTGGTTTGTTTTGCAACACACCTAAAACAATGTCTGTTTCTGCATCTGCTAAATCAACTTTTCCATCAGATTCCATTGTTACAAATTGGAATTGATTTGAGGATAAGTCTTCGCCAGCTTCAAAGGATAGTTTTTGCAATGGAATTTCGTATGCCATTTAACTCACCTTTCCTTCGAGATATCTTTGATACAATTCTGGGTTATCTATAAGAGCTTTTTCATAGGCTTGCTCGTAGGTAACGCCTTCAGTCATAAGACCTTTAGCAATAGCTTCGATTTCACCATTTGAATCTGACTCTTTAGAAGAACCAACTTCAGCGAAAAGTGAAGATTTTCCGATTGTAGCATCAACGCCATTAAGCATTTCCTCTAACATAGAAAATTCTTCATCTTCCAAAGTTCCAGCAACTTTTTTCAATAGAGATGCAAGAGCATCTTTTTCTATTGGTAAGTTACTGAATTTTCCAGCTTTATCTGCAAACTCTTTAGAAAGTCTAGCTTCCTTTTCAGCTTCAGCCATAGCTCTTGCTGAATCAGCATCAGCTTGTGCTTTAGCTACAAGTTCTTGGATTACTGGGTCTGCCGATTTTAGAATAGCATCTTCTTCTTCAACTTCCTCAACGGAAATTTCAGAAACTGCTTTTTCTAGCTCGGAGATTTTACTGTCCTGTTCTTCGGCTGTTGCCTCTAAAGCAGTAACAGTATCTTCCAGTTTTGATACGTAAGAACGTACTTCTTCTGGAGTTTCTTCAAGCATAGATGATAAGTTTTCTTCATTTAAGTTTTCACTCATAATGATTTCTTCTCCTTTATCTATTTCTACTTGATTGTTTAAGGAAATTTTATCAACTTCCTCAACACCTGCAAATTCTGAATCACCAGATTTGTGTAAAACGACAGTAGCCAACTCATTAGCTGGTCGTCCTACTAAACTGACTTCATCAAAAACCATATTTTGTAATCTTTTAGCAAATGGTAATTTAGTTTTTTTCTTTTTCTTTCTACCATCTAACTCATCAGTCATAGCGTCTTTAGCACTATACTCTTGATTATATTTTTCTACTTCACTCATATTTAAAAATTATTGTGTCTGCAATTCCTTCATAACTTTTTTTAAATGTACTAACCATAATAGGCTTCTTTCCATCACGTGCAACTTGGGATTCAGCTTTTCGCTTTCTTCTGATAGCACTACTCTTTTGTTCTGATGACATTCGTGAAGCTACTCTAGCTGGAACACACTTTGGATATTTTCTTTGATAATCTCTAGCAGACATTCCTTCAGTTGGTCTACCACAAGCAGCATATCCGCCACCAGCTTTTGGTCTGGATATATCTACCCATTGTTCTTTAAACCATCTTCTTAATCCACCTTGATATTCAGCCAATTTATCCCCTTAATCTAATTGTTGCTAACCAAATAATTATAGAAACTATAATAGCTATTCCTATAATATCTTGTGCACTTCCTGTAAGCGTAAACCAAGCTATGAAAAAACCTAATATAGTAAATACTTGTGCAATACTTTCTTTAACCATATCTTTTAAGTAATTTAAAATACCTAAGTTAGGTAATTTCACACTAGGTAAAGAAATATTAGGAAGTCTGAACTTTGGTAATTTCATGTTATTCTCCTTATTGGTACTGCCGTTACACTAGCGATAATTTGTGAAGCAATAATAACAGGAATAACCACCTCCTGTGCCTTTTCCTTTTGGTCATTCGTCATATCGTTTCCTATTTCTTTTATATCAAAATTTTTTAAATCTATATCTAATATAACAGTTAATGGATTGTCCAAAAATTGTTCAACTTGTATCTCTGTAACAACATCTGCAAGAGTATAATTTTCAATATCTTTGTTTTCTACAGCTCTATCTACATATTCTTCTAAAGCCTGTGCTATTGATTCTTCTTTTTGAGCTTGTACTGCAATTATTTCAACATCATTATCGTCTTGAAAACCGAGAACTTCTGCTACAACATGTTTTTCTTCTTGACTAAGTTCTGAAATAACTTCAGGTTTGATTGTTTCTTTAATTATTTCTTTGATAATTTCTTTTTGTTCTGTATCTTGAACATCTATTGTTTTAATATCTACTTCTTTTATTTCTTCAATAGGCTTTTCAGTAACAATTTCAACCACATCTCTGTCGGTAATATCTTCTTCAACAACGACCAATATTTCTTCTTCAACATCGACTTCATCTTCAATAGGTAAAATTTCTTCTTCAGGTAATATCTCGACTTCAACTTCTTTAATAATTTCTTCATCTTTGATTTCTATTTTATCTTCTATAACTTCGTCTTTGATAATAACTTCTTCTTCTATAACTTCATCTTTGATAATCTCGTCTTCTTTGATTTCTGGAATAGTAGTTGTTGTAGTTGTAGATTCGTAAAGAGCTTTATTATATGCTTCACAATCGCCACGCTCTAAAGCAATATTAGTAACATAACAACCCCATTTATCTTCATTAGCCTTACGCTCATTATCACGCTCAACATCTCCTTGAGAAATTTGGTCTTGTGTATATTCTGCTTCAGTACCATCATCCATAATAACTTTTTCTACTGGAGGCAAAGTAGTAGTAGTCGTAGTAGGTGGAGGAGGTGGAGGAGGTAAAGTTGTAGTTGTAGTAGTCGTAGTAGTAGTCGTAGTAGTAGATGTTGTAGTAGTAGGAACTGTGTAATTAAAAGTAACATTAGTAGATGAACTATTACAATCTCCCTCACTACC